TCAAAAAACGAGATATTGTGATTCCGCCCAAGGAACGTTCTGATAAAGATTCTAAGTATGCAGGTGCATATGTTAAAGAACCGATTCCGGGAAAGTATGATTGGGTGGTCAGTTTTGACCTTAATAGTCTGTATCCTCACCTTATTATGCAGTACAATATTTCCCCAGAGACACTTCGGGATACCCGACACCCAACTGCCACAGTTGATAAAATACTTAATGAGGAACTGACCTTTGAGATGTATAAGGACAATGCGGTATGTGCCAATGGTGCCATGTACCGTAAGGATGTTCGTGGATTCCTGCCAGAACTGATGGAAAAGATCTACAAAGATCGAACCATCTACAAAAAGAAAATGCTTGCTGCTAAACAAGATTATGAAAAAACTCCGTCGAAGTCGTTGGAAAAAGAAATCGCACGGTGCAACAACATTCAAATGGCACGAAAGATCCAACTCAACTCTGCATATGGTGCCATTGGTAATCAGTATTTTAGGTATTATAAACTTGCAAATGCTGAAGCAATTACTCTCTCGGGTCAGGTTTCCATTCGTTGGATTGAGAACAAGATGAATGGATTTCTAAATAAGATTTTGCAAACTGAAGGTGAGGATTATGTCATCGCATCCGATACTGATTCGATCTATCTTAATCTCGGACCTCTTGTTGATAAATTTCTTAGTAATAAGTCTGACGATAAAACAGCAGTTGTTGCGTTACTTGATAAGATCTGTCAGGACAAGTTGGAACCATTCATCGAACAATCTTATCAGAACCTTGCGAATTACGTTCAGGCATATGAACAAAAAATGATTATGAAGCGTGAGAATATTGCAGAACGTGGTATCTGGACTGCAAAGAAACGATATATTCTCAACGTATGGAACAGTGAAGGAGTTCAGTACAATGAACCCAAACTGAAGATGATGGGTATTGAGGCAGTCAAATCTTCTACTCCGGCACCATGTCGGACGATGATTAAAGAAGGTCTCAAACTGATGATGAACGGAACTGAAGAAGATGTGATTGACTTCATTGATAAGTGCCGTGTTGACTTCAAGAATCTTCCTCCTGAAGAGATTGCTTTCCCTCGTTCAGTGTCTGATGTTGTAAAGTATAAGTCTCATTCTGATATCTACGTGAAGGGGACACCCATTCATTGTCGTGGTGCTCTTCTCTTCAATCACTATATTAAGCAGAAGAAACTGACCAATAAATATTCACTTATTAATAATGGTGAAAAAATCAAGTTCATTTACCTGAAGAAACCAAACATCATTCAAGAGAATGTCATTTCTTTTATTCAGGACTTTCCGACGGAATTGAATCTTGACAAATACATTGACTATGACCTACAATTTGAAAAGAGTTTTGTAGAACCACTCAAAGCAATTCTTGATGCAATTGGATGGAACGTTGAGAAAACTGTAAACCTTGAACTATTTTTCGCATAATGGATTTTCTAAAAGATATTGTAAAAGAGATCGGAGATGACTACACAAAACTCGCAGCAGACATCGACGAA